CAGTTCGAAATCTTGGGAAATCGACTCAATGCCCTCGGCGAGAGCGGCTTCGAGCGGGTCTTTCCCGAGGAGCGCTTGAGCGACCGTGGTCATTCTGTCTCCACGAAGGCCACGAAATTTCGTTGGAGAGTTCCGGTATCGACAAAAGCTGGCCTTGATGGCCGTTTGATTTTCTTTCCGCGTTTCACGATGTAGCGCGGATTTTTGAAGCGGTTCGAGATGCCCTCAAGCGACGCCTTGGTCGGAACGCCTGGAATGAGACCGTCATAGGCTTTTATCGTCAGCGATTGCCGAAACAGATTTTCGATCTTGGCGCAGCCAGCCTCGAATGGATGCTTATTGACCGCCCCCCCCTGCAACATGGTCTCTAGCGCGCCTGCAATGCCTTCCTCGAGCATCGAGCCGATGTTCGATCCATAAATCTCCGAGAATGTCTGCATGAGGTGATATTTTTTCTCAAGCGCCTCCGCTACCGCGCCCGTGGTTTTGCCAGAGCGATAAGGGGCTTCGGTAACACCGAGCACGAGTTTCACGATATCCCCCATCCGGTCGAGCCACGCTGGATCAGTGATAGGGCCAAACGGCCCCACGGGGTCTTTAATAGCTGCAACTGGTCAATCGTCAGATTCTCGACCCATTTCGCCATCTGGAAGCTATCGGAGGTCGTCTCGTCCGAGGCCGCGACGATCATGCCAGCATTGAAGCCATTGAGATCGAATTTATTCTGGAGCGTCTGAAAAAACGTCGGATTGCTCGATGATGAACTGTCGACGCCAAACTCAATCAGCGCATGGCCGGCAAGATTATAGACCGCGACGTCGTAAAGGCTCGAGATCGCGCCGCTCGTTTGGCCACCCGGTGGAATTTGCTGCAAAATATCTGGAACGACATAAATCGCGTAATCATAGGCGAAATTCACTTGCGGGTCGGTCGGCGCCACGACGGTCGTGGCGATTCCCATGACCGAAACCATGAAGCCTTGAAAACCCGCAAGCGAGACAGTCATGGCGTTATCCGTAGAAGTTGATATTGAGTGTCGCCTGAAGGCCAACTGGCGCGAGAGACAGAAAATCCACCGGTCCATTAAAAAATAAGTATGTTCCCGGAGCCACTGGCATACCAGACGTCGGCGTCGCGGCCGTTCCGTCCGTCCGATAGCGGAACGGACCGTCCTCGCTGACAATGACGACGGTTCCCGCTCCAGCAGGGATAGAGCCGCCAGCAGCGGTCGCGAGCGAGACCGCGCCCAACATCGGATATTGCACGTATCCGAGATCAGTGGTCTCGGAAATGGATAGCGAGACGGGCGTAAGAGCGTTCGTCAGCATAGGTTATGCTCTCCTGCGGCTCTGGCCTCGGCCGGGCGCTGTCTGTCGCGCACCACTCTCCGCCATCTCACGCGCGCGTCGCTCATCCATGACGACCTTGATGTTTGTCGATTCAAGCGCGTTCTTGGGAGGCTCATCAAATGAGCTTTTTGGCCGCAGCCCCGATTCCTCGGTTATGTCGATCGAGAACGATTCGAGCTTCGCGCCCGCGCGCATATTGTTCGCATCGTTCTGTATTTCTTCCGCGAATTGAATTGCCGCCGCCTCGCGCTGTTGCTGCCCCACAGCGTTTTGGAATTCTTTGTTGCGCTTAAACGTGCGCGAAATCTTGTCGATCGGGATTTTCTTATCGATCGAATAAATCAGCGAGACGGATTCTCTCGCGCGGTCCAATTCCTCAACAGCGTGCATCCCGAAAAGGGCGTTGTGCGCCACGATGACATCAATGTGCTCGGGGCGAAGATCAAGCGGAAGAGCAACTTGCTGGCCCGCTGGGATTTTGATCGAGCGTTGAACCGGAAGTCCCGGAACTGGAAAATAGAACTCGTGATCCTGCGGCCGGGGGTTGGCGATGTGAAGTATTGACATTTCTGGTCCTTTTGCACCGGGACGCCGGTAATTCGCGGAGCCAGGGACCGGCAAAACCTGGGGTGCGCGTGGCGCGGGCGGATTACCGCCCGCGTCGCCTCCTGCTCCCAATCCTCACGGATAAGGCATTGAAGTCTCTTTGTTTCTCGTTCGTGCCCATCGTCTTCGTTGACCTTCGGAATATCGAGCTTTTCGCGCCAGTTTTTCGGCTTCCGACAGATTATTCCACGAAGCCTTAACTGCTCTGGATTTTTTATCTTGAACGCCAGGTTGGCGCTGACGGGCGATTTGCTCAAGACGCCACTTTTCTTTTTCGACGTCGGATAGAGAAACCCACCATTTCGCGCCATCGACTGACTTACTTCTCAGATATTCGTCCTGCTGTTCTATCGGCAAGGATCGAAATTCATCCCATCGCTTTTTCGCGCCGTTGTATTTTTTTAGCTTGCACTCTTCCGTGTCGGCGGCAGTCTGCGACGCTTGAATAACAGAATTACGCCATCCATCATCTTGCCACAAGGATGCAGTTTTTTCTGAACGCTCAGCTCGTTTTTCTTCCGTCCAAAACAATTCCGCCCATTTCTTGATGATCGACTCCCTGGATTCTCGAGCATCAGGGTTAGACCATATTTCAATTTGAGCGGCGCTCTGTTGCCGTCGAAGATCCTCGTCGGCCCATATTGCCTTCAATGAAGTGCTTATTTTAGACCGAGTTTCATCTGAACATATCATCCCGCTTGGGCCTTCTCCTCCATCCGTGAGATTGACTAGCGGTCCTCCATGAGCCTCACGTCCAATGGCCTTGATCAACGCGATTTCTGTCGCAAAAGCATCGCGTTCCGAAAGACCATTCCTGATAATCACGCGAGGCAGATCGCCGCCAGCCTGCTTGATGATGCTGCGAAGATGGGCGTTTGTCTCTCGCGTCAGGTGTTTCATGAACCTGTTTTCACTTCCCTTGCCAACGTAGCAAGGTTCTCCTGTGAGACGAAAATAGACATAGACATAGTAGACATTCTTCATCCTGAGTTCCTCTCAGAATCCGAAATGAAGCGCGGCAACCAGTGGATTAGTCTGGATTTCGGGTGCCCCCTAGCCGCGCTGTCTCTTGTATTATGGGAACGGCATCGAGACCACGGTCACCGCCTCGGGTCGAATCATCCATCCGCTGGTCATACGCATTTCGGTCAGCAGGTCGATCTTGCCGCCGGCGATCGGTGTCGGAATCTCGCGCGGCGCCGCCATGTCGGCATACTGCGCCACGGTGAAATCGATCCCCGGTTGCAGTGTCGCGAAGATGTTGGTGTTCCACGGGTCATTGCCGTTCGGACGCTGAATCTCTGGAATGATCATGATCACGGCGTCCGTGCCGCCATTGCCTTTGCCGATCAGCGTGTCGTCATATCCCCAAAGGAACGTGTCGCGCTGCGTCTTCAGGATGTCGTCGATCTCGCCGCGGACAGTCTGCGATCCGGCGCCGGGACGCTGATAGGACGTCAATTCAACCACCGCGTAGTCAAACTGGCCGAGAACACGCTGTGGACCGATGATCACCACCTCGCGCGGCATTCCAAGCTGGAACATGCGCGTCTTGATCGCCTGGATGGTCTGCAAGATGAATTGAGCCATCTGACCGGGATCATAGGTCGTAACGGTGCTGTGGCCATTGGAATCTGCAGGCAAATTGATGGTCGTTCCGCCTTGTGCGTTGACCAAGCCCTCGCCGTTCGCCGCGTTCATGCCATAGAGCAGCAGATTTCGAGCGAGCTGAATATGGCCCTGGCGCATGGCCAGACGATTGGCCTCCGGCAGATTGATGCCGAGTTTGGCGTAAGCCGATTCGTCGTGGTGATCCCATTCCGCGCGAGCGCGCATCAGATAGGTCGGGGTCGACGCCCAGGACGGCGTGACCTGCGGACCAGGAAGTTGGTTGTAAGCCACCTGTCCGGCGGCGGCACGCGTGCGGACGTCGAGGCCGCGGATATAGACGTAAAGATCGCCTTCGCCGAGTTTGACTTGAACGCCGGGGCGTCCAAGCAGTTCGAAGGCGTTCGATGCCTGCGCGTAGGGCATCACATAACCCGGCTCGACAAAGCTGGGATGCAGAATCGCATATGATGGTGCGGGCATTGCCGCTACTCCTGTGTTCGAGTGTTAGCGAGAAGCGGCCGTGCTCGGCCTCTTGTCTTAGAGACTAGCGACGATGGCGTTGCCCTGGTAATTCCAGCTCGTCAGGCCGGTCATAACATTATAGACCGGAATGATCGACGAACCTGCTTCATAATCGACAATGGCGCTGATCGGCAGCGCGCCACCGCCCGCGATCGTCGTGGGTGAACCAACCGCGAAATCGCCGGAGGTGATCGTCAGGCCCGTCGGCAATTGCAGCGTGACGACGGTGGAGCTGTAAGTCAGCACCTTCCACGAACCATTGACCTGTGCAGCGGTCAAAGTGTAGCCGCTCACGCCGAGCCAGTTGCCAGCGCCGACCACCGGAGACGTCGAGAAGTTGAGCGTCAGAATACCTGTCGAACTGACGTAAGATGCCGATGTTGGCGCCTGAGCCACGTAGGCCGCGACGTAGGGAACGACCTGCTGGCCGACGAAATCCCATGACACCTGTTCATTCGAGGCGACGCCGCCGGAGAAGACGTTGAGATTGGCCGCCGCCGCTAGGGCGATGCGGGCGTTCGACCCAAAGCGAATAAAGTTGACTTCCATTCCCGATCCGACGACCGGGACCGGCGAGTTCGGCGTCTGGAAGCCAGCGTGGTTCTGGTCAAACACGGAAAATCCCGAGAAGTTCGTCAGGACAGTGGCGCGGCCGACAACCGGACCAAGTGATTTTTTCACACCAGTCTGCGGAACCATCTCATAAATGCCGATACCGCCGAACATCGGGAGTGTTTCGGTCGAAGCGAGCACGCCGCCCGCGATTTCGAACTGAGTAGCCGGGTCAGGCTGGAGCGTGCCGGCCCAGAGGCCAGCCCAAGAGACGCCGAACTTGCCGGCGAAGTTCCCCGTCTGCATCGGGGTGAATGAGGGGAGAAGAGCGGACATCGTTAGGCCTTTCTATGGCGCTGGCTCGAAATGATAGAGCGGCGAGATCGCCGCCCCGGTTGTTTAGGCGGCGCCGCGCAGAGCCGGATTGACTCGGCGCAGTGAGATCGGCGGGACCGGTTGGCTGGCCATCCAGGAGCCATGCCATTCGGTGATGGTTCGGCCGGTGGCGTCGCGCTTCTCAATCTTGCGCATCGTCCCGCCCGGAATCGTCGAGGAATCGCGCGCGGCGGATTCGGCGTCGGCGAAGATGTGACGCTCGATATTATCGAACACGTCGCCATCCGCTAGGCTTTTGAGGTCAGTCTTGCCCCATTCCTTGGAAGATGGCTGAAGCGTGCCGAGCAGCCGGCGGCGGTAGTCGAGCAGTTTCTCGCCGACCATGGGCGGCGGCGCCTGCTTGCCGTTCAAACGAAAGACCGCATCGGCGCGGGCCTGCGCCTCGCCATAGCTCGCCATGTCGGCGGGCTGGGCCGAGAGATGCGTGCGGAAGGTTTCGAGCTGCGCCTTGATTTCCGCAAGGGTAGCGCTGGAGGCGTCGGCGCGAGCCGCGTCTTCCATTTTCTTCTTTTCCTCGGCCTCCTCGGCATCTTTCCGGGCTTTGTCCGCCTTTTCCTTTTCTTCTTTTTCCTTGTCTTCCTCGTCTTTGCGGGCGGCGTCGGCCTTGGCTTTTTCTTCAGCCTCTTCCGCATCCTTGCGCGACTTGTCTTCGCGCTCTTTTTCCTTGGTCTCGAAGGCGTCCATGCGCGAGCACATGGCGTCCATCGTGCCAAACATCTTGTCCCAACGAGCGGACTCTTCCGCGTCGCGACGGGCGGCGTCCTCGCGGGCCTTTTCCTCTGGGGTTTTCTCAGCCATGACTAGGCTCCTTTATGTCGCGTCCGGGTCCAGTTTTCCCTTTCCGTGACCGCCCAGACGACGGCCCCGAGGAAATGTTTAACGATCCTAGTTGTCCCGCCGCGCGCACAGCGCGTCCATCCGAGCACCAATCGCATCCATTCGGCGCGTGGCGAGATCAAACCGCGCATCTCTATTCATGCTGTCGATCCCAGTAAAAGTCCCGGAATTTTTCCCGGCATAGAGGACTTGTTCGCCTTTTTTCTCGCCGTATTCCTTGACGAGCGCGGATTTTATTTCTTCACCTTTGGCTGTTAGCGGCATGATTAAGCTATCCTTATCGCGCGTGTCGCCAGTAGTGAAACCCTCGCTCGCAAGAGAGCGTTGTTTAAGCGCGCCACGCGCGCCGCATCGGCGTAGGCCGGCTCCGGCGTGTTGGCGACCGGCGGCAAAGTCACTTCAGGAGCCACCTCGCCGACCGCGATCCCGTCAAGCCCTACGCCCTTATCCCAGACTCCAGGAGAGTTTGTGCAAATCGCGAGATGGTCAAGGTAGTGCGGTTCGTTTTCGATCAGCACCATGTTACCGTCGCCGATCGGCTCGATCTCACCGGCGTCCGCCGCCGTCTTGAAATCCACATAGGGGCTGGTCGAGAACTCGCCCCGCAGCATCGCGCGCGCCACGTCTTCGTCATGGATGCGGACAATCGCCCAGACTTCTTTCTTTTCCATGTCGAGATATGGCAGGAATACCGCCCCGGCCGTGCGCGCCGCATATTCCTGAGTGTTCAGTCGCCCCTGCGGATGATCGACGATGATCGGCAGCCCTTGGCAGCGCTCGCAGAAGTCGGCGGTCAGATAGATCTCCGGGCCGCGCCAGGCGTATTCCTTACGCGACGCGCGATAGGCCAGTCCGGTCCCAGTGATGCGCATCGCGAATAGCCAAAGATTGCCGACCCGCTGCGGCGAAATCAGATCGCCGGCGCGCATTCCTCGCGCGATCTCCAGCTCGTTCATGTTGAGCATACGAATCACGCGCTCGACGCCGGGATGCAATGGATGCGGCGGTTCCGCTAGCTTTGCCCACGTCCAGGCGCGATGCTCCATTGAGATCATCGGCGTGAACGGCTCCAGAACGCGCTGGATGAAGGTCGAGAACTCGACCATTTCGCCGCCTTCGGCTTGGAATATCCACCGGTCGAGCAGCAATCGTTCGCCATCAGGGCACTGGCCAGCCTCTTCGAGCGTCTCGCGCACGGCCGCTTGTTCCGGCGTCTCGCCATCCTCGATCTTGCCGCCAGGCCATGCCCAGCAATTCGAATAATCTCCACCCGGCGCGCGCAACAGAAATAGCGCCAGATTTGCTGGCGTCACAAAGAGGATACCGGATGCGTGAATGAGATCGGCCATTGGCCCATTATTACGAGCAAGAGAGACGATGACGCAAGGGAACCGCGCAAACATACAGGTTTTCGCTATAAAAACAAAGACGGCTAAGATTTGGATAAAAACCCCTAGCAATTAGACCTGTCGACTGTTAGATTTAATTTACGTGAAACTAGGGTCGAGGTGTGAGCATGGGAGTGCCGACGACATTGCGAGGGACAGCATGACCAAGGTGCCAAAGAAACCTCAGATCGCACCCAAGAAGCGTCCGGTCGGGCGCCCAAAAAAGTTCACGACGACAATGCCTTGGGACGACGCAGGAGTTCCGCGCTCCACTTATTACTGGCGCGAGCAGCGCAAGAAGCGCGAGCAAGCTAAAACTGCCACGGAGGAAAAATGATGGACACCAAAATATGGAACGGTAGAGTTCCGCAAATATCCGATGACGCTGGAACGGTAGATGCCAATGGCAACATAATTAGCATATCCGGCCATCCCGTTGCTTTCGGCAAGATTTGCATCAGGGATGAGGAGATAACTAGGGCAAAAATCGCCGGGTGGCGATTAGTCAGAACTGTCGATGACAAACTGTGGTTTGCGGAACGCACGCAATTTGAAAGAATCTCATTCAAATCCGCCACGGAGGAAAAATGACCGATCTTTACGAAATCCTCGGTGTTCCACGCGACGCATCACCGGAAGAGGTGAAATCCGCCTATCGAGCGAAAGCCAAGAATGGCGCGCATCCCGATCACGGCGGGACAACGCAATCATTTGCGCTCGTGAAACAGGCGTACGACACGCTGCATGATCGCGAGCGGCGAGAGCGCTATGACCGCACCGGCCGGATCGAAGATTTGCAAGGCGATCAAATTGACATGAGAGCCATGTCCGCCGTCTTCGCCGCGCTGGCGCAGCAGCTCGCCCAGGTCGATGCCAGAGGCTTGCCATATGCGAGCGTCGATCTATTGGGCGGCGTCAAGGCATCATTGCGGGGGCAGCGTCAGGCCGCGCTGAAAAAAATCGAAGACATAAAATCGATACTCAAAAAAAAGGAGACCCTTGTCCAGCTATTCCACGGCGTTGACGACAAGCCGAATCGTCTGGGTGCGATGATCGAGGCTGAGAATCATAAACTAGCCGACTTGATTGAAAGATCGTCAAAGGATCTCTCTGTGCTAGATCGCGCTATCGAAATCGCCAATGAGCACGGATTCGACTATGAGCCGCCTCAAACTATCTCGCCGGTAGTTTTCTACTATTCTACTTCTACGTAGAAAGGCGTGCTCAATGAGACTGACGGCGCACGCCATCCTTCGTTATTTGGAGCGTGTCAAAGGAATCGACGTCAATGCCATCCGCGCACGTTACAGCAAAGAATTCCCGCGCGACTCAAAAAACGATGGGCTATTCCTGCAATGGCTTGACGACACCACGCCCGGCATAGTCAATTTGACGAGATGGGAAATCGAGGCGAGGTGCGCCGAAGCGGCCGACGCCGGGGCGACGCATCTGAAAAGCAGCGAAGGCGTTTTCATATTTTCGGATGGTGTTCTTCTCACGGTACTGACACCGGAGCAATTCAAGAAATCGAAGGGGCGTAAATTTAACGCTTCGCGAGTTGATCGAGCGGCGAGCCGCCGCCAAACTGGAGAATGATCATGGTGACGCATAATGAACTCGTTAGGCGCGTGCAGACGCTTGAGGCGAAGGATCACCCGCACAAAGCGGAGATGGAAAAATTTCGCGAGGATATTGACATGCACCACGACACCACTCTCGGCGTTGTCAAAGAAATAAGTGAGCGCGTTGCCAAAATGACCGCTCGCGTCGATGAGCTTGAGCGATCGGCTACTGCTCCAGAGCCCAAGTCCAAGGGCCATGCGTAATCTGGCGAAATCGCTTTGACGCCTAATCAGGCAGGCACATAAGCCTGTGCCGCTCGCGATGATGGGCGGCACAGAGCCAGTTTACATCGAGAGGCTTAGAATAATCGTCGTGATGTGCGTGCGCCCGCTCAGCGCCGCAAACTTCGCATGGTCGGCGCTGGAGCTTCCCGGTTTTTATGGCATTCTCAACGCGCTTATGAGCGAGATATTTTGGTCGGTTCTTCGCCTTCCATGCTGCATTTTTTGCGCTTGAGTAACCTGGATTTTCAGCGCGCAAACGGCGGAGACGCTCCATCGTCTTTTGACGGTCAATAATCGGATCAGCGTAAGGCATAGCGTTTCTCCCCAAAAGAAACCCGTGCGCCATTTCTGGCCACGGGTCAAGTCGGTTCTGGGAGGAACGCCCAAGGAGGGCTACGAAGCAAGAGCAATCTCGCTGCGAAGACCTATCCTTTCACGAACTCGGATCGGCGTCAACCGATGCGGCCGTTCAATGATTGAGGATCGGCAGTAGCAATTGAATTGTCGCGGCGTTTATTTGCATGTTTTTATCAAGCGCCAGATCGCTTTCTGAGATCGGCGTCAGATCGACTTCGATGATCTCGTTGCTGATTTTCTCAATTTCCGCGTCCAGCGCCTTGCGCGCCTCCGGATCGATCTTCCCGTCCTTCGCCGCGACTATCTGATTGGCGGCCTTAACGGCTTTTTGCGCCGGCGCGATGGCGTCGGTGAGCTTCGAAGCATTCACTGCCAGTGCGATACGAACGTTCGGCGCGAACACGAACGAACGATGGAGCGCGACCTCTTTGCCATCTTTCGTCACTGACTCATCATATCCACCATTGATTTGGTTTATGCCGCTTAGGACTGAATATGCCTGCATGGTGGTGAGCTTAATTGGATTCGCCATGGCAGATCCGGCGAGAGCGAACAACGTAGCGATGATATAAACGATGATTTTCAACATTTTCTTTCCTTTTTTGCCCGCGCGCGGCGCATCGCACGGTTCTCAATAGGCTCCAGCATGAAATCTCCATCGTTGTTTTCCGATACGCGGATCGTCTGTCCTGCTTTGAAGTCGAAGGCGATAACCGGACGACCATCATGGGTGATAATGCGCCGCGGGCCATAGCCAAAATTAACTGTTGTCTCGGTCATTTCAACATCTCCTCGACCATTGCATTCCATATGGTCCGCATGACAGCCCGATCCGCGTCCGATAACGGCGCGTCACCTTCAAACATACGCAAATGCTTGTCGGGATGGAACTCGAATCCGGCTCGCATCATGTCCTTGGTCGGATCGAGCATCGCCTTGATGGCCGCTCTAGCCCAGCAGCCGGCGATCGTGCGCCGATATTCCGCGTCTTTGATATGATCGAACGCTGGAAGGATGGCATCGGTCACTTGATTCACTTTTTCACTGATCGCCATTACGTTTGCCCTTCTCCCTTCGCCGGAATTCCGTCCGCTTTGAAACTGGGCCGGCCTTCTTCGGGCGACCTCGACGGCTTCTCGCAATATCAAATTCAACGATGTTGGATGAATCGCCAACGTCCCACGGATTATTCAATCCAATCAAATCAAACGCTTCTTTTAATTTTCCAGACTGAGCGGCCGCGAGCATTTCCAACACGCGATCCGCGCGGGCGAACCATTCGCCATGCAAGCGATGATTGGATAGGACTCGATGAATATGCAATTCAGAGGCGTAGCCAAACACTTCAACTTCTGCCACGCATTTCAGCTTTACCGGCGAACCGGTTTGCAAAGAAGACAGCCTTTCATCTGCCGTGCCAGTTGTAAATCCTATTTTTATCGGCAAAAGATCATCGATGTCCGTTACAAAATAAACAATTCCCATTTTAAGAATCCTTCTTTTTGCGCCATTGCTGAGTCCTTTTGGCCACAGGGCCGTCTTTTGGCGGCCGTCCGCCAGTTCCCTTTTTTGGCCCGCGCTTGATTTTGGCCTTCGCCAAAACAGTCTTGGCTTTTTCAACTTTCGCGGACATGACCAGCGCCTTAACCGGCGCTGACACCGGAGTATCGATGTTCACAAACAATTGCCGAGGCGGCAGGAACGCCTTGCCTGAGGGTTTTTCTTTGGAATCTTCGTGAGATCGTTTTGCCATGACCAGTTTATAGCGCAATAAGTTACGGCGAGCAAACTTATTGCGCCTGCCAAAAAAGCCCGCGCGCCATTTCCAGCGCGCGGGCAAATTCTCAAGCTGAGATCGATGCTTATTGTTGGTAGCCCCAGCTATTCACATCGACAGCCGATGCGGTGCCATCGGCGGTGGTCGTGATCGTGATCGCCGTCGCAACCGCGCTCGCCGGCACGCACGGATTGAATGAACGCGATAGCGTGAGACCCGCCGCGCTGGACGACATCTGATACACCAGCGATCCGCCAACCGTCCCGGCGACCGTTATCGGGCCGATTGCGGCCGTGCCACCGATGGCGGACACGTCAAAGCCGCAAATATACGTGGTTTTAGCGGCGGCGCCCGCGAGGGTTCCGACGACCGCGCCCGTGGTTCCAGAAGAATTGCCGGTGATCGGTGTCGCAGCGACGGGGTAAGCGCTTGTAGCCACTGGCCACGGCGAGTTTGCCGCGCCGGGAGCGCCTTGCGCCGCTGTTATGGCGATACCGTTGAAAGTCTGGCTCGGCGTCAGTCCGCCGGGATTGGTCGCCGAGACCGACACCTGCGTATTCGCCACGGCGCCCTGAATCCAGATAAGCGTCGCTGATGTGAGATTGAAGGGGACATTGGCTGTCAGGCTGACCGATGTATTGGCGGTTCCTGGCACCGGCGGCGTGTTGGACGCGACGTATTCCAAGGTGATGTTGGCTGTCGAGGTGATCGTTATCGTCCCGCTACCGGCGAGAAGCCAGTAGGTGGTCGGCAAAGTCACGAAGACGGGCTGCTGCTGTGCCATCGAAGCGACCGGCACCACGATGAACGCGAAAGCCACGGCGAGCGCCAGGGCTACCATTTTTAACTGCTTGAGCATCATTCGTCTCCGGGAATTGGAAAACCATCACGCGCAAATTATCACGACGCTCTGGAGAGTGACACAGACAAAAACGCGGTGAGAAGTCATATTCGCTTCTCCGGAATCATCCGAGCATGATGATAATCACAGAAAGACGAACGCCACTCGTAAGAAAGCGGCGCTCGCATTGGTCATAATCCGGAGAGCGCGCGCTAAAACGCCCACTGATTACGCGGCAGCGGCCTACGGCAACAGCGAGTGGTATTGCCCAAGCACGGTGAGATCGACCATTGTAGGCGCGGCGACCTCGAAATATCCCGTTCCGGTCGCCTCGAACGCGAAGTCTATCTGTGTCGCGCCAGAAGGAATAACACCCTGTCCATACCAGCACTGGCTCTCTCCGGTCGCCCCACCTTTTTGCTGATACATCGTGGTGAATCCTCCAAATTTGGTTATACCAGCGGTGATTGTGAGTGACTGCGATGCATCCACCCAGCGAATACAAAAACCGACCGCGATGCTATGCCCAACGGCAAACGGACTTGGTAAATAGCCCAAGGCATAGTGGAAACCAACGTTCGAGCCCGCCGCCGATAGCGTGCATCGGAGCCAATTTCCGAGACCGCCCGTGCCAATGTCACTTGGTGCGGCGGCTGTCACATAATAAGAAGCGCATCCGCCGCCTATGGTCGTCCATCCACTCGGCAGTGACGTGCCACCGGCGCCACCGAAGGAAATAGCATTGTCGATAAAGCCAATCTGTTGCGAGCTTGTATCCGTCATAGCAAGTAGCGGTGGAGCATAAGGCGCAGTCGTTCGGAGAGCGCTTGTTATATTAGCTCCTATAATATTCGCGCCGACAGTGTTCCAATGAATGGCGTCATCATTCACGCCACTTTGGTAGGCACCAGTGTTATTTGCTAGTGAGCGATAGCCGTCCACGTGTTTAATTCCGTGTTTCCATGTATATAGTCTTCTCCACGTTTCATTTAGCACGTATCCCGCGACGTTGCCGGAATTATTAGTTGGCGGCGAGCCCAAATCGATCGGCTGCGCGCCGCAACCAGATATGGCGCTCCAAATCGCGATTTGATTGGCTTCGATAGTCGATTCCGAAACGCTCTGTCCAATATCGTTTACACCCCCGTCCGCGAGAATGAAATTTGGACGAACGGCGCAAGCCGAAGGCACTTGAGTGAGAATTTGATCGGTGCGCGTCCCCGCGACAGAAAAATCTCCCAGCGAGCGGAAGGCGAATGCGTCAACTAGCGAAAAATTGTAAGGGGATGCTCCGTTCGCGGCCCCATCAATTAGGCTGTCGCCAATCGCCGCGCCAATTTGATACCCGAACGATCTAACACCTGATGATGTTACAGGCGCACTTGGTGGAATAGCGGGCGGATTGGCGAAGGCGGATGCTGGAAACAGGGCGAGCGCGAGGGTCGTGAGAAGTTTCTTCATGACTTAGTTACCCGTGAAGGCGAGCACGTCGGTCGTATTCGAACCGATCATGTAAATCGCGGAAAGATTGGTGACGGCGTAGGATATGGACTGCCCCGCTGTGAGCGGGTAGCCATTGCCTGTCGTGACGCCGCTTGGGCCTATATAAATCGTGCCGGTGTTCGCCGCCTTAGCTGTCAAGACGATGCCGTTGACTAGGACTTGCGATGGCAGAGCGACAGCCGAGAGCGTCACTGTCTGCTGGAAGCTGTAGATCGTCGCCGGATTGGAGTTAGCCACTGACAGCGGAGCAGTGGCCGTTCCAGTTAGTGTCTGATAGATCCCGCTCAACCAGCCGAGGATGCCGCTACCGCCAGTCGGCTGAGATATACCGGTTCCAGATTGACCATACGGGCTTGGCGGGCTGTAATTCGGGACTAAACCGCCTGGATTCGTCGCCGAAACCGTGACTTGCGTGTTTGGCGAATTGCCTTGAAGCCAGACGAGAACCGCGGAGGTCAGATAATACGGCGTGTTCGCCGATAAACTGATCGTGGTCCCCCCCGTCGAATTTGTCGGGGATGTGTTGGACGCATAATAATTGATCAAAACATTGGATGTTGAGGTGATTGTGACCGTGCCACTGCCGGCATTCACCCAATAAGTTGTCGGCAGAGTCACCGTCGCGGGCGGCGATTGCGCCATCGAAGGCAATGGGCCAAGTGACAGCGGGGCAAAAGGCAACGCGAAAAGCAATCCAACGATGGCGAGTGCCGCCGCTATTTTAATGCGCATGTGACCGCTCCACGTTGATCGTGGCGAGAGATTATCTGAATGCGCGTGAATCGACAAGCGATACGCTTAGGCCCGCGTGCGCGCGAGAAAGCATTGTGTTGGATAAAAACAATTGACATATCTCGGGGCGTGTTTATTGTTTCCATTGTGAAACGCAGACGGGCGGCATTCCGCCCCGAACTGGAGATGCAAGATGGCTAAGAAACCCGCGCAAGCGGTTGTTGACGATTCCGCTACGACCGAATCTGTCAATATGGCGAAGTTCCTCGCAAAACGTCCCGATTATAAGCACTTCGAGATTTGGCTCGTAGGCGACACGCCGCTGATTGTTCATGCCTGGAGCGAAAAGGCGCGGCGCGAGATGCTCGGAAAGCAGGTCCAAGCGCCCCAGCCCGGCAAAGCCGCGCGCGATCCGAAAGGCGATTTTCGCTCGTCGCTTTATGACCTCGGCGACGGGACTTATGGCTTTCCGGCAATGGGCATCAAAAATGCAATTTTGTCGGTTAGCCACAAAGACAAAGGCGTTCCTCGCAGCACAATCATGGGCGCTCTTTTCATCCAAGCTCCAATCATGCGAACGCGAGCGGCGATGGCTGGCGCTATCTGCGATATGCCGCTGTTGAAAATTTTTGGCTCCCCGCCGGAAATGCGCGAAGACATGGTGAAAATTGGCGCTGGATTGAACAAAACAGCAAATCTTGCTTATCGCGGCCAATTCACGACTTGGGCGATGAAGCTCTGCGGAAAGTTCAACAGCACGGTTCTAAACGAAGAAATGCTCAGTTTTCTGGTCATGGAAGCCGGCATCGCCTGCGGCCTCGGCGAATGGCGAAACGAGCGAAAGGGCGTTTTCGGCGCGTTTCATATGGCCAATGCCAAAGAGACGCAAGCGTGGGAAGCGTTCTCTCTAAATAAGGGTCCGCTCCCCGCGAACGGACTAGCGATGGCGGCTGAATAGCCGCCTTTATTTGGCGCGGCAAGGCGCGGCGTAGCAGGGCATGGCAAGGCAGGCAGGGCACGGATCGGCCTGGCACGGCTGGGCTGGGCATGGCTGGCTAAAAATAGGAGGTAAAAATGCAGTTCAGCTTTCCACACGGCGAACCGATCAGACTCAAAAACGCTCGGTCTGCTGACCCAACTGTCATCGGAGATGCGTTGACACAAATCGCGGTCGCGCATGGGGGCGAGTTGCGACCCAAGGATGTTGTGAACGCCGCTCGATTGCCCACGCATCCGCTGCACGGCTTTTTTGAGTGGAATGATAAGATCGCGGCGGAAGCGTTTCGCCTAGATCAAGCGCGCGGCTTAATCCGGATCGTTCGTGTTGATGTTGACGAAGAACCCACGCGGGCCTTTTTCAGCATCAAAGACGACGCCGGCCAATGCTATCGACCAGTCGATGCGGTTTTGAACTCGGCATCGCTGCAACTGGCGCTGTTAAAGGCAGCCGAGCGCGATCTCAAGGCATTCTATGAGCGTTACAAAGTCCTGAGAGAACTTTTCAAGCCGATAGCCGAAGCGATGCGTATAATAAAGAGACGCATTGATGAGACTGAACATAGGCCAGAGGTGTAGTTGATAATTGGCAAGGCTAGGCGCGTGACGGATCGGCGTGGCTTGGATCGGCAAGGCAACGCAGGCAGGGCTCGGCTTGGCAAGGCGCGGCAGGCATGGCAGGGCTCGGAGCGGCCCGGCACGGCCTGGATCGTCGAGGCATGGCAGGCGAGGAGCGGCCGGGATGGGCTTGGCGAGGTAGGGCAACGCAAGGGGCGGCAAAGCAGGCATGGCAGGGCTCGGAAGGGCGATGCCGGGCCGGGAGCGGAAGAGAAAGGCAGGCGTGGCAAGGCTGGGATGGGCTTGGCTCGGATAGGAAAGGCAAGGCAGGATCGGTAATGCTGGGATCGGCTAGGCGTGGCATGGCGGGGAAGGGCGAGGCAGGCGTGGCTAGACATGGGGAGGACAGGCAGGGCCAGGCAAGGCATGGCGCGGCAGGCTTAACTGCCTGCCGTTGTCCGCTTTAACGCATCGACGCCCTTTTGGGTGAGCATGTCGAATGGCTCTAGGTCGCGCAACGAATACAGGCTTGTGACCCAACAGCGGCAGTTTGAAACGATAATTCTATGTGCTACATAATATCCAGATGACGTTTGGAGGTTGTAAACATGCCCAGACCAAGGTCGGCGATCGATGTTGATCACGTTCACAAAATGCGCGCAGAGGGCGCGCCTATCAAAGACATTGCGAAGAACTGCGGCGTCTCCATTATGACCATTTGGAACTGGCACGCGAAGGGATGGATCGACCTTGGTGGAAGGCTCAAGCCTGTCACGGGGCAACTCAACCATGCCGAGATCATTCGGCGTTACGAGGCCGGAGAGACCAGTCGTCAGATCGCCACGTCCTTTGGCGCTTCCCCTCCCATCATCATGGATATTGTTCGCGATTCTTGTCCTTCCGCGATTGAGCGCAATCGAGCTGCGGCAACCAGTAAGGCTCAGACTGCGCGCCGCAATGGAGTTGAGCGCGATGAAGTGGCGATAGCTCGCGCTCAACTCCGCCAACAAACGCTTTCCGAGGTCGGCGAAGGGGAGAGCGAGCTTTGCGCGGCATTGACCAAAGCGGGGATCAAATTTGTCCCGCAAAAGGCTTGCGGACGATATAATATCGACATCTCCATCGGCTCCATCGCCGTGGAAGTCGTCAATGGTTCCGCGATGACTTTCTTGGCCAAAGCGCCTGGACAGCGAGAGCGAGCCAAATATCTTCTCGATAGTCACGATTGCATCGTTGTCGTCCAATTTCGGCGGATCGACGCGCTGATCGCCAGCCTCGATTATATAATCTCCTTTCTTCAATTGGCCTATCGCGATCCATCCATTCGCCGTAAGAATTGGATGATTAGGTGTCGCTTCAAGAATGGCGCCGGACGCAGTTCGAATGGTCACAAGTTCCCCGGAATAGAAGCGCCTATAGGCACGCTCAACTGGATCGAAGAGCTTGACCTCGGTTGACTTCGGAAAACAAAAAACCTCCTCTCCTGGCCTCGTGATCTGATCACCGTATTGCTGCCCGCCCGGCAATCGTGGGTCCGGTTTGATTAGACCAGTCTTGAGCGCCCAAGAGTCTCGGATCAGGTAAACTTTTCCGTCTCGTTCTTTGTGGTCTGGCCTGTAATTATAGCCGGCCTGACGCCAATTCGAATGAAATTGCTGCGCGATCGCGCCACCTTCGATCGCTAGAGCGTCGTCGATATTCGATCGCAACTTATGCGATTGATCAACGTAGACGCGGTTTTCCGCGAAGCGCAGACTTTGGAACTGCTTGGCGATAGCCGCCTTTGTCTCGCGCGCGGTGGCGGGCTCCGCGCCCTGCGGAGGGACTGAATTCGCCCATCCAAGGAAGCTGTTCTCGATTTTCTCGATTGACTGATCCTGGTTTTTTTTGACGAGCCGGTCAATCTCGAAAATTCTGTTGTGCATGATGGTTCTGAGCTGTGGCTCGATCCGCTTCATGGTGATTAGCGATAGGCCTTCGTGGTGCTTTGGCACGCGATTGTCCGGGACCGCGCGCCGGTAGATCGCCATCAGCGAGCGTTTCATCTTCGCTTTGATGTCGACCAGCGGCTTCACCCGGGCGCGCGCGGCGCGCTCGATCTGCGCGGCGAAATATGCCGCAAGCGACGGGTCGAAGCCACGCCGGCAGATTTCATTGATCGCCGCGTTGAGCGTCGCCGTGAAGTTATGTGCGCGATTCGCCACTGCGCCTGCCTTTTCGGTCTGGGAGCCGCGCGATGGCATCCTTTAGGCTGACCAGCGCGTCCTGGCGCGCGGCATCGGCGAATGGCTTGGGCGGCTTCGGCTCCTTGTCGAGAGGCGCCGCGTCGTCTTCCGTCGCGCTCTCGCGCATCGTGGCCTCTTGCTCGCGCCGTTCGACCAGCCAATTCTCGAGCGCTTCCATATCGAGATCGAGCGGAGCCGGGAATAGCAGCTTTTCCTGATTGATGCAGTCGACCAACCACGCGATGGCTGTCGCTTCGTTTTCTGGATCGAGGCTTGGCGCGAGCGTTTGGAGCACGGCCGCCGCGGCGCGGAATTTGACCTCCTTGACCTTGATCTCCTCGGAGTCGGGCTCCTTGAGCAAGTCTGGCCATGGTGCGGTGAATGAGTTTTTCCATTGATAGAACGCGTCACGATATTCGACGTCGCCATATTCGGCGGGGTGGCGCGTCTGGATCGTCTTGTAGAAATCCTCGTCCCAGGCGCAGTGCATGCAGATTTCGTCTAGGAATCGATAGACCGGCTTCATATCGTCGCGCACGCTATCTATGCACTGCGCGATGTTGCGAGCGTCCTCGGTGCCTTCGCCGAATCCCAAGACGAACGCCTCGTCCGCCAGAATTTTGGCGTGAACGTCGGAACCGAGCGCGATATTGCTGAGAATGTGCTCGCGCGCCATTTTATGGGCGCCGTCGAGATTCTGAAGATTGAGGCTCTCAATATCCTCCAGAACATCGATCGAGATCACATTGTCGACCTCGGCCTCTTTGATGATGTTGCGCTTAAAGCCAGCAATGAACCGCATCGTATGGTCCCAAAGGCCGGACGCCGCCTGTGTGAGCTTGGCGATCAAGACGCCGGCTTTGCGCGCCACCAAGTCGTCGGTGCGCATCGTCACGATGAAAGACTTGAGCGGATAAAGGATCGGTAGGAAGATAGACTTGCCGGTGTAGCCGAACGCTGACGGTGTATATGACAGATAAATAGGGTCTCCGTGCATCTGAACATGCGTCCGCGTCATATCATATTCTTGATTTTGGACGCGAATGCTGAGCGGGCGCTGAAAGTCGATGTCGTTTGGACGCTGATTGAGCACGAGTGATCCGCTGGTATTCAATGGATCGAATACGGAAAACACCACATCGTCTGTTTTGAGCGCCCATAAGTCGAGCGGCTCTTTTGGATCTTCGCCCTGCTTTTTGATGACCAGTGACGAAATTCCATATACCCGCGACATGCACATGGTCAGGCGGGCATAGCGCGTGGCTTCGATCCGGTCCCATGTTTCGATGAATCGCTGCTTCAGCTCGTCGGCCGGCTCCGCCCCCACGGCGATGTCGCGCGGTTGCGACTGCGCCATTTTGACCGGTTTCTCAACGATTTTGCGTCCCAAAATGTGATAGGCCCATATGGTTTTACATAATTCGTAGCCGCTTTCCGTTCCCGGCTGGATGCAGTCCGCCTCGAGGAGCTGCTGTAGCGGCGAGCCGATGCCCGAGGATACGATCAGAGAGCTGCCCATCAGTATCCGTCCCTATTCCCGAGAGTGATCATCGTGCCGTCCAAAAACGCCTTGAGCAACTCTTCCTCGGGCTGCGCCTGCTTCGCGCCAATCCTGCACGAAATAATCTGACCCACAAGGTGATTGCGGTCAACGCCTCGATACAAGCAAGTCCGCTCATAGGCGCCGCGCGTGAGTTTCACCTTGTGCGAAGCGACATAGCCCGATGCCGACACCGCCTTTTCGACCGTGCCCATGGTTACGAGCTTATTGTCGATCGCGTATGCCATCCAGCGCCGGCTCTTGGCCGCTTCAAGCAGCACGCTCGCGGAGCCGCGGTTCTCGATCCAAACCCCGGACGGTCCATTATGCGCGAGGTGCTTTTTGGCGAAAGCAACCAACCGCTCGTAGACGCTAGCGAGCCACGGACCCGACCAATCGCCGGTGATTTGCGTGATTTCCCAATCAAGCACATGGAGCGGGATTGGCTCGGTCTGATCGAATGACCAAAAAACGACGGCGATCGCATCTTCCGTTTTTCCGTTCTGGAACGAGGTCGCGATGGTCGCGAAGACGGTTTTGCAGGACATAGGGTCGAGTACGGGTTGGCCGTCGAAAAGCAATGATTCCCGTTGAATAATCGAATCTCCCGTGAAATCAGTAACCAGCCGTCTAAATGCGCCAGCGGCGGCGTCGAGCTGATCGTCATGCGCCACGGAAGGAAACCCGCAAAGTTCGTCTATGAAGGCATCGTTCCAATCGCCTTTGACCAAATAAACATTTCCTGCTTCGCATTGTGCGGCGAATGGCTCGGCACGAACGGCCTTTTCCCCAGTTTCGCGATCCGCTGAGATCACATAGCCGGCGTTCTCGGCGATGATGCTGGTTGCCTGGTCTTTCCCTGCTTGAGCCGCGTCTTGGGGAATCCTGATCTTACAGCGAATACCGTCTTGCGAAGCGCAATTCTTGATCGCCTGTCGGACTACGAATCCTATGTCGCGCATGCGAAGGACATGCTCGATGTAGAATTTTCCTTCCAATTCCGACATTTTGAGACCAATCGTCCAATCCGGATCTCGCCCAGGCTTCGGGATGCTTCCGGCCAAATCCCAACTACGGCATTGGCGCTTGGCGGCTTCCGCTGGCGAGGCGTCAATGATCTTGAACCAGTGCCGCTTGAACATGCCTCCTTCGCGCGGTGATGGCCTTTGCTGATATTGAGCTGCCCATGCGTAGGATCCCATGTCTCGCTTTAATTTTTCGATTGCCTCTCGCGGGAATCGGATCGGGTCGAGCAAATCGCCATCATGCTCACGCGGATCGCTAAAGCCTATTTCTGTCGAGCATGCCGTTTCAACCTCGAATTCCATCGGCAGGCAAAGATGAATGAATTCCATGCCGTATTTTTTAATAACGCCAGAAATATCATCGGCATGGAGGCGCTGCATGATGACGACGATGGCGGATCGCGTCTGGTCATTAAGGCGATTTACGGCACCCTCGCGGAACTTGCGAGTTGTCGTCGTACGCTCGGTTTCGGATTCCGCCGTTTCGGTCGAGTGAGGATCATCGACAATCAGCCGGTCGCCGCGCTGAGAAGTTAGCGATCCAAAAGGAACACCCTCGCGCGTGCCGGTCGAGCTATTGGCGAAGGACATTTCGCCCGTTCGCGTAAGTTCGACCTCTGGCCAGAGCGATTGATACCATTCCGACATGATGAGGTCTCGGCATTTTCGAGTATCGCGCTTGACTGGTCCCTCGCTAAATGCCGTGGTCAGGAATCGATGCGAGCGCAGCCCCTTCGGACCCCATTCCCAAGCCTGCCAAAGAACTGAAACCAAAAGACTTTTTATACTCCCAGGCGGGACATTGATGAGCAGACGCGTGATCTGGCCATAAGTCACGGCCTCGAGATGCTCGCAAATCGCGTCAACGTGCCAGGAATGGACATAAGTCGCATTTGGCTCGAGGATATGCCACGCCTCGCGAACGAACCCGGCAAAGTTTTGACAACGGGCGCGAATCGCATCGGCATGCGCGGCGACGTTTAGCCGGTCGCGCTCCCTATCCCGCCTAGCTAGTTCCGCCAGCAGGATCGTCAGAGGCGGCAAGTTTACGCTGGATCGCGATGGCTGCTCGCAGTTCGTCATCCGTCAGCTTTTCCAGGTTGCGGTATTCGATCGGTCCGCCGTTCGGACCTGAATGTGTCATCGCCGCCAGTTTGGGATGAATATATGGCGCAGCGTCTTTTGCGTAATTATGAGCTTCTTTTAGATTATCTTTTTTCAAAGCAGCGTGCATCGCGCGGAGCATGACGTCCAATGGCGTCACATCGGCGCGCAATGCCTTCTTTGCTACTTCTCTCGCCACAGCCGATTTTGGGCGTGCGCTCTTCGCCCCTCTTGGTCTTCCAGCTCCTGGACGCTTTCCACCTGTGCCCGCCATTGATTTTTTCCGATTGCGTTGATTTTATTTTTCAACGCCATTTGATTTCCGCAAGCGCAACATCTTTTTATATCATTGTTGCGACTAAATTTTCGCATTTTGTCGCGCGCGTGTCTGTCGGCACTGTCCCGGCAATGAATATGCGGCTTTCCGCGTCTTGTCGCAATCCCTCATTTATGTCTTGCTATTTCCCGCGTTTTGTTTCACATTGGAAACATTAAATGGTTTGGCGCGAGGCCAAATCACGAGGGCCGGAGGTCGCGGCCATGTTGAGATGGTGCAAGCTATCTATCGTGAGCTGTAACAAATCACTCGACGCGGATCACGCGAGATAATTGGAGAAAATGATGCAATACCCAACGCTGGAACAAGTTGAGCGGGCCGACCGAGTGCAGCTTTGTCGCTGGTGGCGACACCTAAACTCACCCGGCGCGTGGGCTATCGGCCGAGACAATTTTGAAGCCGTAATGGAGCAAGAGGTCGCCGTTATGGATCGTATCGCGGAGCGCTTCAAGGAAGTAGGCGGCTTCACGCCGGAAATCTCCAAACACATAGGATGGTGAAGATGAAAGTCACAGATGCAATGGTCGAAGCGGCAGCGCGAGCCTATGGGGCCGTGCTCGGGTCGCATTTCCCCGAAGGGCGAGGCTATGATGAATTGATGCCGGGGGAAATCAAGATCGCGCATGAAAGCGCTCGTGCGGCTCTTGAGGCGGGTATCGCCGCTTGGGTGAAGCCAACGCGGGCCGAGTCCGCGCGGGCCAGATGGGATGCGATGACGCCCGAGGATCGACGGAAGCATACCGAACCTGCCGTCAAAGGGCTCGCACAAAAACGCATTGATAAAGCTGAATTACAAAAGGTTGACAATGCGCCAGCAAAGATTTAGGAAAGAGGGCGGCGGGGAGACGCGACCAACGTCTCGACCCGCCAATGTCCACAACGGCTATCGAGGCCATCGCTGTGAACGTGTCAAAGCGGAAAGGAGCCGCTACGAACTCGCGTTTAATACCGCAGCGCGCCTCCGCGCACAATCCCTTTCTCCGCCCTCCATGAAAAACTCCGTTGTAAACGGGGTCATAACCAGCGCGTGCCGTTACCAACGCGCGGCCCAGCCCATGCGGCTGATCGAGCCTGACGGACAAAGCCTACGGATAGGCGTGGCAAAATCTTTCGAGGTGCTCTTTCTCCCGCCGATATGGTTACGGCTTACGCCATCATTCCATACGCAACGGGACTTTCCACACCGGGCGAGGCTTGTGAGGCCGAACCCATATCCAAGCCATAGCATACGGCTCAAAGCGGTCGGGGCGGTAAAGGGTCCGCCAAACCAAAATCAGCTTGGGAAATCGGAAGTAGGAGTCGCGTTAAGCTGGAGCAGCGCCAATCGACCTGTTCCGGTCCAAACTCACAGGGCCAGCACTAACCGCACAGGTTCCCGTTGTAAGGGGGGCCGGTCCTTAGCGGAAAGCGGAACTGTGTCTGTGCGCAGTCAAACCACCAACCCACTCACCAAAGGTCATGATAGAGGATACTGAGATGCCAAAGCGTATGCCGCAAGTCGGACAGATTTGGGGAGAGGTCAGAGTCGGTCCGTATTACACCGGCATCGAACCTGACGATGACGGGCGAAGCAAAAAGGAAATCGAGATCATCGAAGTTTTACCGAACGGCGTGCGAGCCAAAGTGAAATGTGATGGCTTCGGCAAGCCATATGCGAAGGATCGTTTCACGACGATGATGGTCAAAACACTTAATGCCGCATACGCGCTTAAATCGCGCTAGGAGGATTTATCCATGACCAAACCCGCGTCCGATCTCACCGGAATGTGGTTCCTATCCGATAGCGGCGAGACTTACATCACGGGGCGATTCATCCGCCGCCTCAGTGAAGAGGCTTATCTGGTTCAGCCGGATGATATGAATGCCAGCGGTCAACCCGTCGTCCCTATGCGAATTTACGACTTATGCGACTTGGTTGGAACGCTTCCATGCGGTAACAAGCAGTTCCGCATCTTCGCTACGCGGGCTGATCTCGATAAGTGGCTCGCGTGGATCGAGATGCCATCGACCGCCAAGGTGATTCGGATCGTTAAGGAGACCACCAAATGAGCGATGAATCAGAAGTTAAACTTGCGGCCGGAACCATAATAGATTTCGACGGCGAGGAACTTGCAAAACGCTTTGCCGCATTCATGCGAGAGCAGAGGAGATTGCCAGCGTCCGAGCGATGCAATCTGCAAATGGCATGCGCTGCCCTTGCGAACATCGCGGGAGAATACGTCATCGAGACTCTTGGCGGACACGTGTCGCTCATCACGGGGCATTAACAATGAGCGTATTTTCAGAGCGCACGAAGACCGCTATCGGCGACCTAGCGGGCGTCATGGCGCTTTTCGACAAGGCGCGGCAGCATCTCAAGGCGCCGGCGGTTATTGTTTCACGGCGGAAATATTAGTTGCTAATTTCACGCGGTATGTTAGATTTAATTTAGTGAGAAACACCTGCCACGGAGGATGAAATGAGCGCCAAAGACGTCACCGCCTATTTTCAGAATCTCGACGCCCATCTCGCGGCGGTCGTCGATCCAAAGATGGCTTTGGATGACATTGACCGCGAGCGCAAACGCGTAGAGCGCCTCGAACAAGCTGTCGCCGCATGGGCCGAGAAGGGTAAGGGCGAGTCCCCGTCACGTTTCTCGGCTTGGGATTTGGGGATAATCGATGGCGAGCTTGCCATGCGAGCGCAGCGCCAGCGCGAGAGGACTGCGCCATGATCGGCTTGGGCATAAGTGCATTTCTTGACACGATTCGGGCGGAGCAAGCGCAGGGAGGCACGATGAAGAATTACCTATTCGATTGCACACTGACGACGACGATCCGCGTCAATGCGAACGATCTGGCGAGCGCCGCCGCGAAGGTCCGCGCAATGTTCGCCGAGCACGAGGCCCATCTTGGAATGATCGACGGCGATTCCGTTGTCGCGTCGCTCAATGTCGAGGGTGACTTGGATTTGGTCGAGATCGAGGGGAAGGCGATATGAGCCGCTACCGCACGAAGCACAGCGACACCCAAGTCATCACCCTAAACGAGAACGATGATGCGGCATTTTTCGTCGAGGTCGACTTTTATGTCACACCGGGCTCGCCACAGACATGGGAGCAGCCAGCGGACGGGCCAGAGATTGAGATCATCCGCGCGCGGCCCTACACGACGCGCAAACGGTATCCAGGCGAGCGTGGCAGCGGAGAGGTCACATTCTTCCTCGATTGCCCGAAATGGCTTGAGCGGCTGCTTATCGAGGCTGTGGACATGGATAAGCTCCAAGCCGAGGAAGCCGATCCGGATCGAGAATACGACCGACGAAGAGACGAGAGGATGGCATGACCGAGATCATTAAAGTTCAACGCCCACTCAGGACGAATGATCCAACAATTCCTTGGCTAATTTACGATAAGAGCCGCAAGCGCGAACAGCAATTGCCGCAAAGCGTCATCCCACCGGCTGCTGTGGAAGCCCTTGGCGATGATCCGAAGGGATATTTCGAAGGCCATTGGTCATCGATTGTCGGATGGGCCATCGGCAAGCGCGTGAAGGATCAAAGGTGGTGAAATGACCGAGATCACAGATGACGGCACCGAGGCGCTGCAAATCCGCCTGCGGGATGCGACAGTCCCTGAACTGCGCGAGATCATATCTGGCGCATGGACAGATTCCGTCACGCGCACGCTGGCGCGCCGGGAATTGGAAAGCCGGCTGCGATTCGCCGCGGCCGCGAAGGCTGCAGAGAGGGGAAAGTAAATGGTTGACGTGACAAAAATCAGCATTGGCGACGAAGTGACGATCCGCGCGCGTGTGACATCGCTTGAAAATGGCTTGATTTATATCGGTCTCGACAATGAGGAAATCAGCATCCTTGGAACCGAGATTATTTCGCACGAGCCACGATCGCTTGCCCAGCGCCTCGCTGACCTAACGGTCGAGCAAATCGAGGCGGCACTCGCCCGTAAGGATTCGGCATTGTCCGAGGCGTTCGAGACGGCCGGGACGCACATAGCGCGGGCGCGGCGTGATGCGGGCGACTTAAAGCGGCGCCCGAAGAACACAGGAACCGGCGAAGCGGACGCAACTCCTTCGCCGCAGGTCGCGGGAGAAGTTCTCATTGGCGCAAGCGTAAATGACACGTTTGCAGTCGAACCGGGACAGGACAATAAGTCCACGACGGAAACCGCTGCGGCCGCCCCCGTCCACGCGCCGAACAAGCCCAGCGTAGTGCTCGCCGTGGCCCACGCTAACGCCGCCGAAGGCAGGCAGGTTTTCAATGCTTGGTTCCGACACGGACTAACCGAGGCCGAGCGCGCGGGGCTAGACGGTCATATCGCGAAACTTCTGGCCGAGGCCGATAAGGCTGACGTCGCCAAGGAGGCAGAGCTAACTGCACATGGCATATAAAGCGAGAATTTGGTTCTAATAACAAAACGCTCTGAAACGCCAAAGGCCGCCGGATTGCTCCAGGCGGCCTTTTACGTCCGGTTCTTGCCACGGATAATAATCGGAAGAACAGTGCGGGTGCGGGACCATTGATCTCGGAGCGCAGCGGTTCCTCGGTTACACCGGACAAGCGAGATATAGCGCCGTCCTCCGGTGCCGTCTATCCGGCGTCGGTCGTTTTTAATCCAATAACCCCCTCGCCATCAAAAAGTCGCTGATCTTATCGGCGATTAATCCAGACCCAGGGACCATGATTTTTCTAGCAAGTAGCAGCAATTCAATCGCGATCCGGCGATCCGTTTCCGCAGCGCGCGCGCGTTCGAGCAGATTCGAATTGCTTTTCAAAAGTTCCTCGGCTCTCGCCGTCCGCTCTCGCGCGTGCTGGTTGGCGATGACCAAGAGCTCTTCAAGATCGCGTTTCTTCATTTCGTAGACCTACTTATTCGCGCGCGACCGCTGCCTTAATCGCACTGATATGATTCTCCAGTGGAACGCCGTTGTAAAGTTCTCCAGAATCGACGCGAGCCTTATTACTCGCGAGCGCATTGATGACCGTGGCGTGGTTGCCTCGTCCGAATCCTCTGGCGATTTGCAATAGAGAATACGGCGTAAGCTCTTTCGTCACCGCCATCGCCGCGTGCCGAGCGACTATTAAGCCGCGATTGCGACGCTCTCCAATCATATCCATGCGCGAGACGCCGAACTGGCGTTGAGCCGCCTCGCGGATTTCAGAGATCGTCGGAATGGATCGATTGGCATGAAATCGCGGGATATTCAGCGGCGCGTCATAAATAGGGCCGTCGGCATAAGGTGGCTTCGCGCTGAGCGCGGCTGCTGCCGCAGTGGCGCGTTCCCGCAATTTTCGTTCGATCACCTTGGCGAGCGGGCCTTGTCCTGGTTGAAATGTCACGAAAACGCACTCCCGTTTTTTGAACTCTCACCGCGATGCTCGCGCGGGTT